TACAAACTTGCTTGCACAGCAACACCAAGCCCAAACGACCCGATGGAATTAGGCAACCATTCAGAGTTTTTAGATGTGATGGGAAGAAATGAAATGCTTGCAATGTATTTTGTTCACGATGGCGGAGAAACTGCAAAATGGAGATTGAAAGGACACGCTACAAAACTATTTTATCAGTTTATTGGTAGTTGGGCTATAATGTTAAATAAACCTATGGATATTGGTTTTGAAATGATTGGTTATGATTTGCCGACTTTGAATTTAATTGAAAAGCAAATTGTAACACCCAAAAGAGATAATGGTAGTTTGTTCAATGATGCAATTATTTCAGCAACAAATTTCAATGCTGAATTACGATTAACAAAAAAGGAGCGATTGGAAGAAGTTGTAAGGATTGTAAACAGCCGACCCGAAGAAAATTTTATTATTTGGATTAAGCAAAATGAGGAAGGCGAAATGCTTAAAAAACTCTTACCCGAAGCTATTGAAGTGAAAGGGGCTGATACAAACGAATGGAAAGAAAAACACCTTTTGGGATTTGCGGAAAACAAATTTAGGATACTGATAAGCAAAACTAAGATTGCATCATTCGGAATGAATTATCAGAACTGCCGAAATCAGATTTTTGCAAGTTTAGATTTTTCCTTTGAAGGTTTATACCAGGCAATCCGCAGGAGTTATCGATTTGGTCAAAAGAATGAAGTTAATATTTACCTAATAACAACCGATACAATGGCTAATGTAAAACAATCAATAGACACTAAACAAAAACAATTTGAAATTATGCAAGACGAAATGGGCAAAGCGGTAAACGCTAATTTAAACGGACAGTTAATGACTACTGCCGAATTTGATTTAACCGAAGAAAAAAACGAATGGTATAAAATCAAAAGAGGCGATTGCGTTCAATTGATAAAAGAACTTGAAAATGAAAGTGTAGGGCTTTCTGTTTTCTCTCCTCCGTTTGCAGAACTTTATACTTACAGTTCGCATCTGGAAGATATGGGCAACAGTAAAAATTACAAAGAATTTTTAACTCAATTTGGTTTCCTGATTAAAGAACTGCATCGGGTTTTAATTGGTGGTAGAAATGTTGCGGTGCATTGTATGGACTTGCCAATACAAAAGGGCAAAGAGGGTTATATTGGTTTGAGAGATTTTAGCGGAATGATTTTGCAAGCGTTTCAAAGTTGCGGTTTTATTTATCATTCAAGGGTTACGATTTGGAAAGACCCAGTAGTTGAAATGCAACGAACAAAAGCAAAAGGATTATTGCATAAGCAAGTGAAAAAAGATAGCACACAGGTAAGAGTTGGGATACCTGATTATGTAATGATTTTCAGAAAAGAAGGCGAGGGCAAAGACCCTGTTACAAATACTGACTTGCCTGTGGACTTATGGCAGAAATACGCATCGCCTGTTTGGATGGATATTGATTACGGAAATACTTTGCAGGGTTTCAGGAATGGCAGAGAGGGCAATGATGAAAAACATATTTGCCCTTTGCAGTTAGATACCATTGAACGACTGATACACCTTTACAGCAATAAAGGAGATACTATTTTTACTCCGTTTATGGGTATTGGCAGCGAAGTATATCAAGCGGTAAAAATGGGCAGAAAAGGAATAGGATTTGAACTAAAAGAAAGCTACTACGATTTAGCAAAGTCAAATTTAAAGGCTTGCATTGAAAGTAAGCGTCAAACTGTTTTACTGTAGTATTGCGCCTAACGTTCCGCAGCTTTGTTTAGTGGCGGATTTGGAACACGAATTTTAATTAACAGATAAAATATAATATGAAAAAACAAACTTCAAAAAAGGCACAAAAACCGCCATTGAACAAAGGTAATGTTAGCAGTAGTGCCAAGCAGAATGATATTAAGGAGATGATATTAGCTGAATATAAAAAAGGCAATATTGTTGTTTCAACTTTTGATGGATTGCAAGTTGCACCATTGAAAGAAATTATTAAACAGCCGATAGATGGACTGCTTTATGACCTTAACAGGAATGAGGCTGTGGTGCTAACATTTATAAATTACCCGAAGTGGATTAATGACTATGCAATGGTGCAAGTGGTGAGGGAGTTGAAACAACAATTGGAAGATAAGGCTAAATGTGCATGCACGTGTTAGCAGAAGTGCCTTACAATACTACAACGAAACCTATAAGGAGGACATATAAAATGACACCAGAAAAAATAATTAGCATAGTTTCACATATAACAGAAGTACCGGTCAATCAAATTATGAGCAAATCACGAATGAGAAAAGTCGTTCAGCCGAGGCAGATATGCCATTACTTTATAAGGAAGTTTGTGAAAGAATATACCCTTGACAATGTAGCTGCTTTATTTGGGCAACTTAACCACGCTACCATCTGCCATTCCGTTAAGACCGTTGAGGCCTTGAGAAAGCACGATAAGAATTACAGGGAAATGTTTATGCAAATAGAGATTTCCATCCGTAACGACATCAACACCGAGAACGAAGAATTAATTAGTTTATTGGAGGAAGTGAAAGCAAAAAAAATTGATGTAAAAAAGGCCCACGACAAGATACTTTTGATGGGAATTAATTATCTAAACTAAATCGGATTCGTTGACAAAAGTAGGAGTGAAATTATTTCCCCAATTATCTTTCGCCAGGTTACACAGGTGCATAAAGTAGTCAAAGGAATAACACTTCTGCTGATTGTCTGGATTCAAGATTTGCTCGTTTTGAAATACTTGGCATCCCTCTGACCAATTATCCACGTTTATAGATTGGCCATTAATATTGGCCCTATGGCAATTGATTCCGAATAGTCCTGTATTCTCCCTCCATATTAATTTAGGGCCTTTAAAATACTCTATTACCTCACTACCATCCAAGGCTCTAGATACTTTGAAGTCGCAATTCTTTAAGTCTGGATAATTTAGGTCTAAAATCGCGTCTTTATTAAAATCTCGTACAACGGTGACTGGTGATTTCTGAACTAAAGCCTCGTATTTGCCTTGGTGCAATCCGATACTCCACATTCTTGCTGGTTGCTGAGGAGCCTTAACGATTGCAACTCCAAGAGGATTCGATGGCTTTAAACGAACTATCGTGCCAGGGTCCATAGTTACGTTAAATGTTCTAATATTCCATCCTATATGGTTCCAAAAAACGTATAGTTTGTCATTAAAAGAATTCGCTAATCTATCTGTATTCCTAACGAACCATAGATTCAAATTATAAGGCTTTGCGTCGTTTGTAAATATTGAAAAATTTAACTTTTCAGCCGTATCAATGAAGTTTTGGACTTTCATTTTTTAATGAGTCTAGATGTTCAATTTTATCAATCCTTTTTCCGATGCTTTCAATTTTTTCGTTGTGAATCCAAACGGAAAAAGAAATAACTAGTACGATGGCAAATGTTACGATATCCATTATTCGCCGAATAACTTCATTATTGCCTTGCCAACGGTTCCAATCCCTAACAACCAACTAGCTGCGGTAATTAATGCCGCTGGAAGAACGATTGGCAATGTTGCGGGTATAGCAATTAATGCGGCTCCAGCAACGCCACAGGCAAGGGAAATATCTCCGACCTTTTGCGCCCATGCGGGAGTATTATTTTTTGAATAATTTTTTAATCCGAAATTAATGTCTTCCATTTTTTTTCTTTTTTATATTAAATAAATCTTTTAAGCCATCAATACCCTTTTTCCAATTTACTCCGATAATTAATACTAACGAGATTATCGATAATATACGGAATCCCCATATATAGAAATCTCCTATCATTTCAATCGAAAAAATGTACATCAAAAAGGAGTTAAGCCATAGTAATATACTTAATATGGGATGGTGAGTTTGTGGCATAATTAGCTTCATTATTAAGGTAATGGTGTATCTTCAATATTTGGCTTCGGACAGTCCTCGCAATACATTCCAAAAAATGTATCTCCTTGGTATACTTGTCCATCTTCTAGTTCGATTGATGCAAGAACCTTTCCGCATCCTCCAGAGCATTTAATTTCGTGAGTCATTTTAATTAACGGTTACGACCTGTGTGGTCAAGTTTAATCTTACTATCTTTCCCGCAAGTCCATCTGTCCCATTTGAACCCGCAACTCCTGTACCAACTCTTACTCCGCCAGTACCACCAACTCCACCAGTTACGGTTGTTGTGCCTCCTGTAAGTACGTTATATAATTCGTATACAATACCGCCTGTACCGCCTCCGCCGCCTCCTCCGCCACCAGCATTACCCGCTCCAGATGCAGCGCCACCATTTCCTCCATTCCAACCAGCAGCGGTTATAGTTCCATTGTTAGTTATAGTTGGGGCTGCTAGATAAACGAATCCACCACCAGCGCCTCCTCCTCCACCAGCACCTCCTGTATTCAATGCACCACCGCCACCTCCAGCGCTACCACCACTACCTCCTTGAGATATTGGTACTTGCTGATTAAACATAGAAATTATAGTTTGAATGGGATAAAATAACGCGGTTCCCGTTGTAACGGTTGCACCACCCGCTCCACCAGATGCTAGTCCTCCAGCGCCACCATTTCCGCCACCAATAACAAAGCAAGAAGTTCCACCCGTTACGGCGGTTCCTGTAGCCCCAGCAGCTATAGATGCACCAGTTGCTCCAAATGCTCCGCTACCACCCATTCCGATAGCACCAATGCTCATACTATAAGTTCCCGCCGTACCTCTTGCACCGCCACTACCACCACTTCCTCCAGCACCACCCGCAACGCCATTAATTCGACCAGAGATAGTTCCATTATTAGTAATGGATGTAGAGGCAAATATTTGGTAGTCTCCCGTTGAAAGAGTAACGCCATTGTTTACTATTAAAGTCGAATAGTACATATTACGAGTCAATGTAGTATTTCCGCTAATTGTAACCGCACCATCTGTGCCAGCACCATAGTAGGCATTAAATGAGGATGGTCCTGTTGCACCCGTTGCTCCTCCTGTTCCTGTCGGTCCTGTTGCGCCCGTTGGTCCTGTTGGGCCTGTTTCTCCCGTGGTAATAGTTGTTTTCACAAAGGTTACATCTCCGTTATTATAATTTACTACTAAAGATAATGTAGCGGCTCCAGATACTCGTATTCCATATAACTTGAACAAGAACCTATCGGTAGCTAATACCGCAGTAGGCGAGACATAAACCGCATTCCAATGAATTTCTTGAATAGATGAGTTTGAAAATATCTCAGAAGTATCTCGCCTCATTAATGTCTCAGTTCCCGCTAAATTTCTTTTATATATTTCAATCATTAACCTAGCCTTTGGAGACCCTCCTGTTATGCTTGCATGGATAGTTCTCTCTGCAATTCCTACTGGAAAATTTGTAACTCCAGGTTGTCCCGATGCGGTAAGAAATGATGAAACTAAAACCGCTCCTCCGGTATTTAATGAAGTAGTAGTTGATGTAACAGATAGTCCTGTAGGTACGGTATTGGCTAATTTATAAGGAGACACATCTGAGGCAGTCGCATAGTCTAAGTAGTATATTCTACCCGCTGAGCCACCATCTTCTCCTGTTGGTCCTGTTGGTCCTGTAGGTCCAAAAGTTCCTAAGTCTAGATAGCCTTGAATAGTATTAGCTAAGGCCGCTCTACTTCCAGATGCTGGATTAGTGACTAGTGTATAATCAAGAGGATAAGTAGCCCTATTCAAATCCATTAAATAAATAATGTTACCCGAAGTTGGATTAACTATCTTAGAGCCTTCCTTGGAAACGTACTCTATCTTTCCATCTGACCAAGTAATTACAACGGTATTCGTTGCATCTACTATCGTGAGAATATTCTGCGAAAAAGAGAATAGAGTTAGTAAAGTAAAAATTAAAGTAAAAATTTGTTTTTTCATTGTAGATAAGAATTTAAGGTTGCGGCAAGTACATTTTTATTAATTGTTACAGGGCTTACAATATTGCCAAAAACAATAGTATAGGTTGCTCTGTTTATGTCTACTAAATAGATGGTAGTTCCAGTCGGAGGGTTAAGAATTTTTGCTCCTCTTTTATACACTACATTCCAACTTCCATCGGAGTAATTTATCTTTAAAGTATTCGTCGAATTAACGACAGATACTATATTCTGCGCCACAACGACGCAAGAGGTAAGCATTGAGATAATAAGAATAAATAATAGTTTTTTCATCTAGCAATTTTTTGGAATACAATTTTTATTAATAACTACAACGACGTTAAAATCTACGGAAAGATAAGCAAATTTATAGTTAATATCAACACTATCTATACCTTGGTATTCCGTTGAAATGATTTCGTAATTATTTGAAGTATATTTTTCGGGAACAACCCTTACAGACTGAGCCTTTATGGCCGTTTTAATCGGATTATTATTTCCAGAAATAATGCCTATAATATCGTTAGCAATATCGTCATCCGTATACTGGTCATCTAGTGGCAACTTATCTTTAGGAATGCAGCATACAAATTTTAAAGGATATTGAATTTGCAAATATGTCGCGCATGATACTAAAGAGGATTCCGTAGTAATATCGTTTATTGATACGTCTCCGTTTTTCCTCCAATAGCCCATACCATTGTAGAAATCAAAGTCATTGACTTGAACGAACTCTCCTTTACCAGAGTAAACCATTGGTCTAAACTTATCCTCTGAATTTTTAACCAACTCGGCAAGGCAATATATTTCCTCGAATAAGTTAGTAGTAGTTAGTTCTACATTTAAATAATCTATTATGGACTTCAACATTATAACAAGGCTATTTTAAGTTCTTTTTGAAGAATAGCAAAATACTTTGTTTTTTCCTCTTTGGTTAGGCTAAAGATTTTACCATACTTATCCTCAAGTCCTTCTCTTTTCTTCTGATTAATATCTTTTTTTAATTCGGTCTTATAGTAATTAGCATTAACTCGAATTGGTTGCCCTTGAATTACTTTAGTGGATGTTTTCGATATTTTCGCATTTGAAAAATCCGATTGCAATTCGTTATTTAATCTTAAATTTACAAATCCAGATTCTCTTTTCATCCTCTTCCTATAGTCTTGGTAATTCTTGTAGTAAGTATTTTTAACGGTAAATTGAAAAACTCTAACCTTAGAACTTTTCTTTCCAGTTTCTCCTCTACCTATTGCTGGCTTACCTTTATGATTTCCATTAATTGGACTTCTTGAATCTGGAATCCATAGTTCGTGGCCTTTACCAGTTCCACTATCATATACTCCAATTTTACTTCCAGCAGAATTTAGGCCCATTTGGAATATCCTTATTGATTGCTCACCGACAATAGTGTATACGGCTATCTTTAAAGGAATATCGAACCTCACTAAAGCCTCCAACTTAACTCTATTTTTCTTTATGTATTCTTCGGTAGTCAATTGAGGCAATATGTGTAAGTGATTTCAATAATACGGATTTCATCTTCAATATCTTCGACGATGTATATACTTTTACTTTCCATTTTTATGGAAGAATTATAGTATTGCGACTTCTCGGATTGCATTCAAAACATTGGACATCGGTTGGCAATTTAATATTCTGAATGATGCCGTCGAATAATTCCCTATATTTTAACTCATATAAGTCCTGTCGCTCACTTAATTTGTCTAAGTCGATGAATGTATTACTATTCGCCCTCTTGCTCTGTAACCTCGCGTATTGCATTATTTCCGCTCCAGCCTTATAAAGGATAGGAAGGCTTAATAAATTGGCGAATGTACATAGCCATTCTTTATGGTTGCAAGTGATAGAATAGACTATGCTAAGTCCAGCCGTATCTCCTTGCGTATTTATATTTGACTTTATTGCTTGACTAGCAGTAGGGATGTTTATGCCCCTATAAAGTACATGGGAATTTGTGTATTGATTTCCGCCACATGAAAGACAACCATTTGTATTGTTAATGGTAGTAGTGTAAGAATTGATTCCTGTAGTATCATAGACGAAGATAAGATTAAGTCTCCTCCTATCTGATTCGTATGTTTTACCAAATGGAACGGTAACTATTTTACCAGCAACCGCCGAGATAGTAATCGTATCGACTAGTTCGCCAGTAGTTAAATTAAAAACTTTTACATCCACATCTTGAGTAACATCTAATTGAAGAGATATCGTCGATATATGGACGTCTAAGAAGGATGAATGGTTGCACAATTCAAAGTTAATACCTTTATAAGTGCCATTGGTTCCTTGTTTTGCGACTAGATACTCGGATGGAAATCCAATCCGCATACCATCTAGTAGGCTATTCGCCTTAAATTTATTTGAGAAGGCATTAAATACCATTCCCGTTATTTGTTTGATGGCAAATTGAATCTTGTCCAATGCCAAAGCCTCTCCGTCTTTATGTTCGTTTCCTACGAAAGAATTTAATTCATCCAAGGAAACTAGGTCGTTAATATAATATCCGCTAAGGGGAGTTGTATCACTACATCCCCCCTTAACGGTTATTATGTTATTAAAGCAGTTGCTCATCTTTTATCCTCTGGCTATTACCTCAGAGAAATAATTAGACGTTGGTTACTTTAATTTCATTTACCCAATTTACGCCTTCATAATCGTCTCCAGCAGCAAATTGGTCAGTAGGACCAGATACAAGTTTGGTCGTTGCAGTTACAATAACTGAAAGCGCTCCGCAATCGTCTTTGATAATCAAATCCATTGGGACGTTCAATCTTGGGGAGAAGATAACCGTCTTGTAGTAATTAGAGGCAATCAAAGGAACTGGAGTACCATCCAACCATCCTAGTTGAGTGTAGTAAAGAAGAGCCAATGCTCCTGGACGTGTCATTAAAGAAACGGTAGAACCTAATGCAGATGCTACACGTTTGTCATAGGTTACTACCTTGCCATATGTTTGCATCAAAGAACCGATGTCTACTCCGCTATCTGAGCAGCAGCCAGCAAGCGCTCTTCTGTAATATTGGTACAATAAAGAACCACCAGAGATGAATATTCCATCCATTCCGTAGCCTGTTTGAATCGCAGCTAGGTCGATGTTTTCCATTGTGAAAGGAGCAATTTCATCAGTTGTTCCCGCTCTCAAGGTATTTACTACCAATTGGTCAGCAACTACTCCACTTACATTGGCCTCATAGGCTCCTGTAAGGGCAGCAACTTCGCTAGACATTGATGTAGCTACTCCTCTTTCAACTACGTCTACAAGGCGAGCAATTACGCCAGCAATATAGGTATCGTTGTTTTCGCAGTTGTAGATAACATCAGATGCTTCAATTAATTGATTCGCTGATACGTTTTGTGTTGGGTCAATAGTATAAGAACTAATGCAGTCACCTCTTTTTTCAGTAGCAACACATTTAGGATTCTCAACATTTGAATCCAAATCAGATTCTAAAATACGTTTGTTGTAACGCAATTCAACGGTCTTAACCTTACCAGAGGTAGGATGAACGGCTTGAGAAATACCATTTCTGTTTACATCACTCATGATGAATTCAGCGAATGGCATTGCTTCTAACGTCATTGACGTATTGAAGAAAGAATCTAAAGAGGTTTGGATATTTGGGCAGCTATTTAGTGCCGATGTTAAACAGGACATATTTATTTAATTAATTTTGTTTTGAACTAACTTTCTAATGCCATTAATTCTTTAGGCAACAAATTTTAATCAACTTTTATGTCCGTTGAAAAGACAACTTTTTTCTGTATATTTTATCTTGCACCCCTTGAAGGATGCAATTTATTACCAAGTTTAGAAGATGTCGTAGTATTGGCCTCTTCACGCGGTTGTAATGGAAGACCTACTCTTACGCCTCCTGTTGGAGTCTTTTCGAATAAGCCAAGTTCTACGATTTCTTTTTCTAGAACTTCTTCCGCAGACATGAATTGACCAGTCACTTTTGTACTAGGTATTCTTGCTCCCGATTTTTTTTCTTTAACAAAAAAAGAATCGTTTTCATCTAAGTCAAAGTCAAACTTCTCGGATATTTTCGCATTGAATCCAATCTTCTCAAGTTCGGTAGCATTTTGCTTGAACTTTAACTTCGAAAAAACATCCTTTTTATAGATATCTAGTTTTTGGTTTTTGAGTTGAGATGCCGCGGTTTCTTTATATGAATTAAAATCGGAATTAGTTTTTTCTAATAACGATTTGGTATCGTTGAATTTCGATTCAATTTTAGAATACTTATCTTGCCATTCTTTAACCTTTTCGTCGTTGCCAAGTCCAGCCTTAGAAGTTAATTCATCAACGATGGACTTATTTCCTTCCGCTTGTTTCTCTAATACTAAAGAAACGATGTCTTCGACTTGCTTACCTTCGATTTCTTCCTTAGTTAAGTCAACGGCGAATTTCTTTGCGATTGCTTTTACTTTAGTTTGGATAGAACCTGTTAATTCACCTACAATAGACGAATAAACGTGGCTTTTTTTGATGTCTCCAGACCTTACGAATACGGGCTTTCCCGCTTCTGGTTCGAATTCTTTTTTAAAGGTATCAATGTCGCTAATTTTTGACGAATCAAAACCTAAGTAGTCTAGTATTTCCTTTGCTTCTATAGCCATTTTTATTTCTTTTTATTAGTTTTTGTTTCTTTTTTCTTCACTATTTCAATTTCAATTTTAACGGGAATAGGTTCCGTTTCTTTAATTAAAATAGGTTCAATTTTATTGCCATTAGCATCGTAATTCGGGTCTGATACTATTAATCCTATCTTCTCCCTCATGGCATGATTTCTAACAATGATAGACGCGTACAACTTTTGTTTTCCTGTGACCAGATTAGTACATTTGATAAAGTCCATTATTCTTTTTTTTTGCAATTATAACTATTTTAATTGATAAAAGCAAGAATTATTTTTTATAATCCTAATTCTTTTGCAACTTCTTCCGATGGATTGTAATTTCCATTCGAAATATTCCTCTTAACGTCTTGAATTGGAACCGCGAATACTGAGGTTGGGATTAGTGAATGTTTACAATTGAATCCTCCGCAAGTAATGAATATGGTTTGGCTATCAGTATTAGGCATTCGTCCAGACCAATCACTTAAAGTACCCCATTTTTCAACCTCTTTATAGTGATAGTAATTATTATTTCGCTGAGCGCAAAATTCTCTAGTATCTTGGATTATTCCTCCTGTATAAAGATACCATTCGAATCCAGCATCGTCAGCAACTACATTAGTATAGGCTCTATCAGCGGTAGCAAAAGAGTCGGAAGCAATTTGCTTCGAATATCGTAACAATCTTCCATCTACATCCTCGTTTCCGATTACAAATGTTTGAATATTGGCAACGGTTTTACTCCAAGAGGCGCCAGAAGAAACCGCATCGTCTAGTAAGGTTTTTATCGGTTGCAAAAATTGTGCATCCATTGGAGTCCCCAATAGTAATTCCGCGCTATTTTTCTTAGCCGATATAACCATCTGATTAGTCAATGCCTCTTCCGTCATAGTTACATCCATTTTCTTGAAAAAACTATCGTTGATTTTGGCTTGACTATCGAATTCGTTAACAAAAGACTGGACCGAATCGACGTAATCACTACCTAAGACTACCTTTCTGGTCTTTAAAGTAATCTCGTCAATTAGCAATAGGTTAGACTTAGTCATAGTTATCATGCCTTCTTTCCTCTCTAGCTTTCCAAGCAACTCTAAGACATCGTTATATATTTCCTTCTGAGCCTTCTTAACTGATATAGCTAAATTGTCGGGAACGCTTTCAAGCCTTTCTACTTTCTTTTTAATTATTGCTTCTAACGTAGGCATTAGATAGTAATTAACGGAGCATTTTGATTGATACCATCTGTAAGGTCCTTAGCCGCTTGAATTAATTGCTCCTTTTGAGTTATAATATCTTGCTCAAAGAATTTAGGATTTGAATCCTCTAAAGAACTAATTAATTGAATGGCGGAAGTATGGAGAACATCTTCCCACTTCGATGCGGTTCCTCTTGCTAACTTAAGAGCAATATCGTCATTTGAAAGAATTAGTAGCCTATCAGTCTCAACGATTAACTCGTATAAGTCGGTAGTCTTCTTATCGGTATAAAATAGAGATTGGATAAACTTATAAATGATGGCATGAATGACAAATCCTGGCAATCCAGCCTTAATGGCCTCGGCAATTTGCAGCATCAAATCTCCTTCGTTCTGTAAATCAAATGACTTCGGATAGGTAACCGTTGGAGGAAGGAAGTTCTCTCCATATCTCATATCTCCGATGGCATTCAGCACGAATTCATAGATATTAAACATTTGGTCGGAAATCCCTTGAATGAATGCATACTGAGCCTTTTGGTCAATAGCCGCACCCGTTGCAGTTATATTATCCGAACCTCTAACTTGAGATTCTGATGTTTTCATGTGAAGAATTTGCCTCGCTCTTGTCTCGTCTTGGGTTATTTTTTTGTCAAGATATTCAAGTACCCCCGTATCTGGAGAGACATATTTTAAAGGCTCAGTAAAGTCGATGTCTCCATCGTTTTCTCTCGTCTTAGGTCTTAATAGTAATTCACCAAGAGGAGAAATACGACTTAATAAACCACTTCCATTACAACTAGGACATCTACTTCTATTACCTTCAAGATTTTGTATCCAGCCATGGTCGCATATCATTCCATTAGACTCGAATTCGCATGGGTCTCCAAGCATTACTCGGTAAGGATATACGCATTTATTAATCGATGCCTGTAAATACGCGTAATTCATTAAAACTAAGTCTAACAAATCCACGGCAAAAAGGAAAGGAGATTGGTATATGATTTCTCCATCGTAAATACGAGGAATACCACCCAATACAATGGCTGGTAAATATCCCAAATTATGCGGGTAAGAAATTGATATTTCAAACCTATAGTCGATAAACTTACCTACTTGAACTATTCTATAGATGTTTTGTTTGTCGATAAATTCGTAAACATAACCCTTTCTCTTCTTTGTCCCTTGGTAATCAACTACGCTTTTTTCCTCTAATTCAAGCAAAACATATTCATTTTGTTTTTGCGCTACTACACTTTCAGACTCATAGTAGTAAGGAGTTGGCTCTATCATTGAATCTGGGTTAATGATATAACCACTACCATCTCCCTCTTCTATTAAGTCTAGATTATATGGTTTTACAACAATGAACCCATTTGCATCCTTTAGTTTTAAAGTTGGTAAGATATTCTTTAACCAATTTTCTAAGGAACCATATATAGGCAAGTTGTCAACATATTCTTTAAATGTCTCACCCACGAATTTTTCATCGTTTGTTGAGTCGTAAGATATTACCCAATTATTATCGTTGAATGCCCTACTAATTGTAGAGATAAAATCTTGGAAGACGGGCAAAGTGACTTGCTTGTAATTGTCTTTAATATAATTAAGTTCCTCTTGCGTCTGATTAGGCGACCTTTTCATGAATAACTTTTCTGGAAATTCTCCATATTCCGAATGGTACTCTATGGCCTCTTGGAATTGAACCGCCATAACGTATTGTTCTGAATAGTCTGGAATGTCACTACCTTTTTTTGAATCCCTTTTGTTTTCAAAGGATTTATTAACCGCCGATATTTCAGCGACTAAATTGAGAATATAATATTCGTCGTACATTTTATGGTCTGTTAGGTCTTGTAGGTCTTGGTCTAGGCTTGCCGCAGCATTTTCTTTTCATAGCTATTGTCTTTTATTAGCGTGTTTATCCTTCATAATAGAATTAGATTTGAATGAATACTTGCTTACATTTTTCATAAGTTTATCATACCATTCAATGTACTTCAATTTCGTAAGAGTTGACCCTGTTCCATTTCCATGGATTGACAATACAAAGTAATCGTTTTCAATTTGTGTGAATGTTCTAGGGTCGAATTTAGCACCAAAGAAAATAGGAGAAAATCCGTTTCTTGGGTCGTAATTCAATTGAGAGCAAGTGGCTCCAGTAATTAACTCGTCTGGCATACTTCCGCCCCATTTGAAACGCAACTTATTCAAAGGAAAAACATTCTTTAGGAAGTTAGATTCAATCTTAGAAAACAATGCTTCCGCTTGTTTGCCTTTTTTAACGTATATATAAGACGATTGGACTGAGTAATATATTTGTTCGTCCTTTAGTTTGAAGTGTTGCCATATGGCATCATTTGGCGCCCAAGAATAAGACAATACGTCTCCTTTATAACCCAAAGAAATAACATCGGTTTGAAAATATTTATCGACCTCCGAAAGTTTGTCTATCAATGGACTAATATCTTGCAAGGCGCAACCATCGACGTCTAGATATAAAGTTTCGTCGTAAGGAAGATACTTATATATTTGACATTTTACTTTTGCTGGCTCAAATTTATTCTCATGAGTATAGTCATCCGCATCAATTTTAATGATAGAATCGAAAGCGGATAACATCCATTTCTCAAGATATTTCAGAGCAATATCGTCGGCAAGTAAAGTAATAGGCAAGTGATGGTTAAACTTCTTAATCGAAGTGGCCATATTATAGGCCGCGAAACCATAACCAGTTTTACCGAATGCTATCAATAATACCCCTTTAGTCTTTACATTTTTTCTTGAGTCAGCCATTTTTCGTTTTTCAAATTAATAGGTTTCGAATCTGCATAATATGAAGGGTTAATCGAATGCTCTAACATTTTCTCCTTTGAAAAAATTATAGTCCTAAGATGCTCGGTCTTATAATGTAAGTTGCCTCTAGGTATCTTAGTTGATGGTCTATTATAACCGTAGTACCCAGCATGGAAAGCCCTTGGTACGTCTGGAAATATAACGGGCAAGTTACATTTTTTTTCTCTTACTCTCCTAATCAATCCATCTTGTTCGCAGAAATTACCGCCCATTGATGAATCCGCAAAGTTTTGGATAATATAACCGCGTGGATTCCTATAGAAATCTTTAGTTGCATGAGGAACTATGTAGTCTCTTAATGCCGCTCTATCCCAGCATATGCCCAGAGATTGGAAGTCCATCTTTGAGCCTTCATAATACTTCTCAAGGTCATTAGTAGACGTGTGAGGAGTATTATTGTTTTCCGTTGCTATTGAGCATAATACTTTTTCCTTTGAATGAATTGCTTCATGCCACAGAAAAAAGTCGTTGGCAATCATTATATCTTCTTCTATTAAGAATACCTTCTCGCAGTCTTGCTCAGATGCCCATCTATAACCCTCAAGTAAATTCATTGATTGCTTGCCTATTCCCGATACGGTTTCTGGTCTCGGTAAAGTAGTTTTGTCCAAAGGAAATGAGGATATAATATCCAAATTCTCTGGAGCAAATCCCCTATCTAGTAAGAATAGATAATGGTAATTTTCGCAACCTTCTGCGTTAAGAATTTGCTCAATGCAAATAGATAAAAATTCTGGTCTCTGCCAGCATGGTATTAAAACAATGTCTTTCATATAATAAAGTTTAATCCTTGGTTCTCTTTCTTTAAATGTTTATGTCCCAAAGTCGATGTTTCTCCGATATGGTATCCTAGCGACGGGTCATGGACAAACGATTTTAATCCTAACTCTTGGAAACTTGAGTACATACAGGCATCAATCTGTTCGTTTTTTTTGTAATGCAATAAGTGGTTAATATAGAACTTGGTATTGATTATATCTTTAGCCGTTTCTATTGGCATAACAAATAATCCTCCCCAACCATTCCAGCCTGGGTCTATCTCAATCCATCCTTTATTAGTTTGCTTTTTTGCAATATTTTGGGACGGAGTAATTAACGAATAGGCTGCATATCTTTTTTGAACTTTATTCATGCCATTAGATAAGATTTCTAGTGCGCCTTTAGAGTATATAATGTCATCAGAAAGAACACAAACTAGTCTCTTCTTAGTTGTTGAAATTAAACTACTAAGGGCATTATGATAGTTTTTAAAACATCCCAATGTCTTATCGTTCATCTTTACCTTTGCCCAAGAAGGAAACTCATAATCACCAGGCTCCGCAAAAATAGTTATATCCTCTCCAAATTCATCTTTAAAAGAAGATAAACTCTTTGCCAATGTGGACTTCTCTCTCGGCGCGGTAATCATTCCGAATTCTATATCTATCATTGGTTAATTATTTTAAGGAAATTTTCTTTAAAACTAATTTCTTGAGATAGGTAAGAATTTCGACTTTCAATAGACATTTTTTCGATTTCCTCTTGAGTTAATTGGGTGCATTTTTCTACGGCATTAATTAAACTTTGAGCGGAAATAATTTTCAAATCAGCTAAATCCTTTCTTCTAGTCTCAGAAACTTCGCATAAGTACCCGAATTCTTTATTTACAAATTCATTCATAGGAGCAGAATCAGTTGTAATGACTATGGCTCCTGTAGATTTTGCTTCGTGAATATAATGACCCCATCCCTCATAGTGCGAAGGGCATAAGTGAAATTGAAAAGAATTAAATAGATTCGAATATTCTTTGGTATCGAAATACTTATAATTATATGCTATGTTTCCTTTAATCTCTAGTCTCTTATTCATCGTATGAGTGATGGTTAAGTGAGGTAGAGCATTGTTATTCCACGCGGATAATATTTGCTCTGTTCCTTTATGAGAAGATTTACCAGCGGAATGAAAAAAGGTATTGTTTTTTGTTATTTTTTCGTCTAATAAATCGACAGACGTAAATCCTGTATAATGGACATCACTAGTATATTTGGAAAATATTTCTTTGCAATCATGTGTCTTACATAGTACCCCAGTAAGATAACTAATATTCCTTAGCCAAGTATTTTGGAACCATTCGGGATTAGGAAATAAATAATTTCTTTTGGCCATTCGAGTAAAATTTACCCTATGAAAATGTTCACAAAAAATATTAACATCGGCTTTCTTAGGGCTATCTCCTTTACCAACGTCTACAAAGTGACAATTATGCCCATCCTCCTTGAGAATAGATATAAGTCTATTAGCATCCTTTTCAAGACCTACCCCGTTTCGAGTCGATAATATATTTATTTCCATTTTAATTGTCTTAGGACAGGGACTCGAACCCCGACTTTAACCCCTTACGGAATTACGAACTACCATTATTCAATCCTAAAATCTCCTTTTTATGGGAAAATGTTAGAAGGCTGAGCGTACATAGATGGGTCTCCTTTAGACCTCCATGTGAATTTACCTTCAAATCTGTTAACCTCGTTATTGTTTGCTGGAACAATCAAAGAACCGTTAAGTTCTATCTTGCTATCAATCCATAATACTTGAGGACCACCAGAAGAATCTTCTGTTCCGCATAGGTTAAGAATCAATCCACCGAAACTTCTTCCGCCAAAGATTTGATTATAGACAGAAATGTTATTGTCGCTGACGTTACCATCAATGAGAGTACCACTTCTATCGTAGTTAATCAACTTAGGAGTAGAGCAAGAAACTGGAGGGTCTATTGTGATTGGTGAGGCCGCTTCGATTGAAACCTTTACGTTATCAATTTGAACGGCTCTTCCCGCTGCCAATTCGGCCACTATCTGAGCGGCATTGGAAGGGTCAGTAAGTTGAGAATCGCATTCGAGTAATATGATTGAATTGACGCCGCCTAACAAGAGTTCGTCACAATCGTTGGGCATATGGTCGCCTATTGGGTCATTACAATCGTAATTAAGACAATTTGCCATAATAATAGATTTTAAATTTTAAATTTAGAATCCGACTTTATTATGGCTGCGGAAAGAATGCCAACAAATATACAGAATGAGGGGGCAATATACGAAATTTATTCGTTATATTAAGCCTATTCCAAAAATTTTAACAATATAAGTAGAGGTTATAGAAACTAAAGTTAAGTTAATATCTCCATTAGTAATAGTATAATTGTCTGTAAGCGCATAATCATAAGCATTGTCATCATTTGCCCCATTTGGTGTTGCAGAAAATACTTGCATCAATATCCCGTCTGGAAATGAAGATACAGGAAAGCGAAACATAACAAAGCCAGCAGCACTATCTGAGGCTTGAATTGTGTATTCTCTATAAATTGGAATTGTATTAGCTGCTGCCCTCTCGCCTCCCGCTTGAGAAAAAAGAATATCACCAGAAGTACCATCGGTTAATACTACCGTTTTATTTGCTTCATCAGTTATCCAATTTATCAAGGCACTATTCGATGGATTAATAATTGGAGAAATAGGAGCTATAGAGGAGTTAATTGCAAGAATCCAACTATCAGCGGTTAAGGCAAGTGATACTCCTTTTACAACTTCTACATCTCCAACGGTTACTCCACCTCCAGAAGTAAACTCAAATACCACAGGAATTGAATCAACTTCAATTGTAAAGGTCTCATTATCTGCTGGCATATCGTATAGCAAAAAACTTCCAAAATCAAATACTCCTAGGTCTTGCTTTGGAGTTGATTTGAGGGTAGCTGGAGTAACGTACTTAGTTGAGTTAATACCTAGATTTACTTCGTTTTGAGTTGCAATGTGAGCCTCTCTAGGCTCTTTTTTATACTCTGTTCCTTTTTGAACTAAGAATATATCTCCCGAATCTATAGAAGGATTTTGAGAGTAGTTTCCTATCGATTTACTTGATGAGCATGGTGTTGGCATTTTATTTAATTTTTAAATTGTTAATTATTCAATATTTATAGGTGCATTGAGGCATCTTCCTTGAGGGTCTCCTAGAACATATTCTGGGTCAGAAGGGTCAGCTAGATATCCTTGAGCGGTTAATATGCAAATATTTCCATTATCACCGCAGTTAACATTCTGTACTAGCTGAATTTTTTCTTCTATGTTTATTTCTACAGAAGCAAATTCATCGTCAAGGTCATTGTATATAGGATTGTACTCCTCATCAATAACAAAGTATTCTACAGATGCTATCCACAAATGGTCATATCCCATCAATGTAGATAAGAAGTCATGGACATATTCTGGAGAAGTATCTATTTTTAACAGTCTTGCTTTTCTTCTTTTAAAATATTGCACCGACTTTCTTCCGTAAGAATTTTCAAATGAATCTCTTTCCGCCTTATAAGTTGCCTTCACATATTTAGAGTACAATCTAATTCTCGGAGAGAAACCAGAGTTATTGAACACAAAGCCCATACCGTTGTCGTTGTTGCAAACATTGATTAGGTGAGTGCATTCATGAGAGCCTAACTTAAACATATTGGAATCATAGGCACATTCAAGACATTCATCTGCGACCTTACAAGTGATATTAGAGATGGCCATATTATGCTCCGTATCTGGGCCAGGGTTTACCAAGGACCTAACTTCTATAAATATATGCTCTCCCGCTTGAGCCGTGAATGACTCAGTATAAGTACCCCAAGAAGATTGCCATGTTCCAGAGAATGACTCAGTAACTATCCTTGCCTCGGCATAGTAAGGATATGTCTCGCCTTGCATAATGGTAAAGGAGGCATCATAGCATATGCCTTCTACTAGAGGAGTATATTTACTTTCAAGGCTTAAAAATCCATCGTCATTTTGAGACTGATAAAGCAATCCTTGAGCCATGAATAATATTGAAAAATTAATACCATCCGCAAACCACGAAGAATCAAAACATTCTTCTGAAAAATTAGGACATGCTACCAAGTTCTCTAAGTTCTGTCCATTAGTTGTATCGCATGGGTCAATTAGACAAATATTATAGCATCCCTCAGATACTTCCAAAGAATCCCAATTAAGGGAAAACGTCATCGTATCCTCGGCAAATGTGAATTCTCCTTCTGGATTATTGATAGTATTTTGATTAATATCTTCTCCGTTGAAGGTATGAATCCAAGTACCATCCTCAGCGAATACTGATACTCTAGGAGCATAAATTCTTTTCATTTCAATAGATGCAATACAAGAGTTTGGAGATAAACAAACCGATAAGGTAGCATCGTCATCGTAAAAGAAAAAAGTAAAAATATTTATTCCCTCTCCAACTTCTTCGCTTGTATAACTAAAGTCTGTTCCTACAAGTTTAAAGTAAGCGCTTCCAGAAGCAACGACTAAAGTTACTTGGTAAACGCCTGGAGTTGATATAACGGATAGGTCCGCTTCTGCGCTTGATGTTCCTGTAGTATCTCCTCGGCATAATTGAGAGAATCCAATAGTATAATCAGATGGAAGAATCCAAGAAACATTAGGCTCCCCATCAAATCCAGAGTCTGGAATTAATTGCTCGGCATCGTTGCAAGCCTCTAGCTTTACTTGGAATTGAGTAACGTCTCCAAAGTTAACTAATTGGTTATACTTTAAAGTCGTTGTACATTTGCAAGAATCTGTAGTATCTTCAAAGGATACGGGTTGGTTAGGAATTATTATTAGGCCCATTATTCGGTTAGTAATTTAAATGTAGAAATTCCATTTTTATTATCAATTTCAACGTCTAGAATCCATCCTTTTCCATAATTACCTCTTCCATCAGAAAAAGTAATAAAATCAGTTTGTCCAGATATTAAAGATTGAATTTGCGATTCGTTCAATGCGGTCTCGAAGGATATTTCTTTTGAGAATATTATTGGAGAATTATTAATTAAAACTCTACCCTCTCTCCTGTAATCAGATGACCCACCAAACATATGATTTTTGATTCTGTTATAATTCATAATCATGGCATTTTTATAAATCAATAACCTATTCAAGTAAGTAGGCATCCATTCTGTAGTATAGTAGGTAGTGGCTCTAAATATTCCCGCGTTAAATTCTGTTTCTAACAAATAAATTGAAGTATCATTATTATTAACAGAACTACCTATTTGCGTATCTATTGCATTGGCATCGGTAATATATTTCGTTTCAATGTTTTTGCTATCAGTAGCGCAATCTGCCTCAGAAACCCATGATTGTAACCTAGTAGCTGGTAATATTCCAGCCGATTCTCCCGTGGTCAAAAATGAATAAGAAAACTCATTGTTTGATGTCTGAATTAATTCTGGAATAGAATCTAAATTAAGTATATTTGAATTCGTGAAGAAATACTCTAAAGGCTCTAGCCTCATATATATTTGTCCATTTATATTTTCCATCCTAAATGATAGATTAAATATATGGTCTAGTTCTAAGAATAAATCTTCGAATGATAATTCAAGGTCAGTTTGAAGGCCTCCATTTCTTAACCTTTCTCCATTGGTAATGGCTAGATTCTTTCCTCCCCTTACTAATGTCTGAGACTTTGTAAGTGATGAAAATAAATAAGTATAAGGAGTAAGACCCATTTCTAAAGGACTTCTTAAAACAACGGTATTCCCTGTCGTTCCAGAGAACATAAATCCTCTGTTGAAGTCATAAGGTTGGTCTGATACTTGGTAACCTATTGCCGATGCTCTCTCGTTAACGGTATGCGATGGAGGATAAGGCCAAAACAAACTACTACTCTGTCCGAATGGGTCAGTCCAATTAAATGATATAGAAGTATTAGGGGCTTGGTAATATAACCATTCTTCTAGTTGTGATGTCGTAATTTGAAAGAAATCAGATACGATAATAACTTTACCATCTGTTATATAACTAACGATGTGAGATAATACATTAAATGCATTCCATACGTTACGATTAACCGTCCATGCTATATCATAGTTGGTAATAGCAATTCCGTAATCTGATATTGTTGAAATAGGAACTCCAGAAATTGACTTGGATGCTTTTGCTGGAACGGCAATCGACTTCCTGTTAATTATTAACGAGGATAGATTTTCGTCCTCTATATTAGTTTTAATCCAGCATCTAGATAGGTTGTGTTCAATAGTGGATAAATCAATTACTCCAGCAAAATAAAGGTTCCAATTTTGACCACATTTTTTTTCGATAACGGCGTCAATAAATCCGCAATTAGAATAAAGATTTGCGGCGGCTAGAATTACTGAATATGCGTCTCCATTAAATACTAAATCGGCAATATAATTCGCCGATAAAAACTTTAACTTTGAATCCCTTTTTATTTTAATCTTTGAATTCATTAGAGCCTCTGGAAGGTCATTAATTGAGACTCCATTTATTGACATCCTAAACATTCCAACCCCGCTTCCTTATTATCTTAGCATTTGAATCTGATAAGGAGGATGCCATATTTTTAAGATACTTTGATTGAAGTCTTAATATCTCTCTAGTCTTAACGTCTGAGTCTACTAAGTTTTTATCATTAAATCCTCTTTGATTTATTAAAATGGCCCTAGCAATTTCAGAGGCAAAAGAATCAGAATTTTTAGCATCAATTTTTTTTCTGTGTTCATTTATTGCGGGAGCGACGAAATTCGATAGAATATATTTATCAAGACCTCCAGAAATCCAAGCCTTAGAAAGGCCAGGATATTGTGCATTCTGAGCCGTTGGAATGATAGCCTCACCCTCATTAAGTAAGGCGGGTATAGTATCTATTCCTCTTCTATTCCTTCCCAATCCAACGAAATCCGTACCCGATGCAAATGCTGGCAATGGCTGAGAGGCTACTAGAGCCAATTGAGCAAGGCCCGCTATTCCCGCAGCTATTGATAATCCAACTCCCGCAAATCCGCCTGGGTCTGCTAGCATCTTTACTATAGCTGCTGCGGTATTTATTGTAATGGAAAATATTTGTAAAGCCTTATCGTTTTCAGCGGATGCCCTTTTAGCGGCTCTGGTCTTTTGGTCAAATTGCTCTTGAGTAATTTGTTTTTTATCTAGTTGCTCTTGAAGGTTTGCAAGTTCTAAATTTAATGCTGAGTTATTTGCATCACCGAGAGCCGTTAATATGTCATTAGAGGCCTGTAGTTCTTGGTCTCTTAATGTTTGCTTATCCTCAGCGGCCTTTTTATTTATGGTCTTTAAGTCTGCATTATTCTTAATAAATAAGGCTTTAAATTCTGCAAATCCGTCATCAGCGGCTTTTAGGTCCTTTTCTCTATTTGCTTGTTCTTCATCCCATTTTTTCTTTTGAAGTTCTCTTATCTTATCATTGGTTGCCTTATCGTTTGCAAGGATAGCTAAGTTATATTCCTCAGTTGCAGCTACTCCTTTATCTGTCTTCTCATATAGTAAAGATAGTTCGGCAGCCGTGGCCTCGCTAGCTATGTTTACCTTATCAATTTCGGATTTGGCAAGTTGTATATTTGCTGCCTTAGTTAATTCTATCTCTTTACTTTTCAAGGCCTCAAAGGCGGCAAGTAAATCAGCAGCTAATTTTTCTTGAGCGGCTTTTTCTTTTGCGGCGGCGGCATCTTTTATTGCCTGTTCCTTATCTATCTGCTCTTGCGTTTTGCCAAGATTCCCTTTAGGAGGATTCTTTGCCAACTCAATTTCATCTCTTAATCTTTTAGCCTCAGCTATTCCGTTACTAATTTTCTTTAAAGTAGCAGAAACATCCTTAGAGGTTCTAATATCAAAAAGTTTATTAGTATCCTCAATTACTTTAATAGTTGCTTCTTGCTCTTTTATTAATTCATTCTTACCTTTTTTACTAGCTTCTGCATATTTTTCAGCAAAAGATTTTACTTTTTCTCCTTCAAGTTCTTTTGTCTTGCCTGTTATCTTATCAAAAACAGCACCAATAATTTTTCCAAATGCAGAGAATTCATCTACATAGGTAAGTAAGAAGCCGCCTAATGTTTCTCCAGAATCATCAATAATATTCGCCCACCTCTTCCATGCTCCAGAAGATGTCTCTAAAACGGATTGAGTCTGACCTTGGTATTTATTTAACTTATCTGTTATAATTGCAAGATTCTGAGCCTTGTCTCCAGTATTTACAAATTCAAGGCCTAAAGGTTTTAACCCTCTAGTTACTCCATTAACTCCCATTATAACCGTATCGGTTGCCTGTCCAAGGTCAGTTCCTGTAGCCGAGGCTAAGTCAAGTATCTTAGGTATTAACTTTTCAACCTCATTAGAAGTTAATCCGAATTGTACTAACTGAGTTTGCGCTCTTTGAATGTCGTCATCTGAAAAAATAGATTTATCTTGAAGTTCTGCGGATTGATTAATTAATCTTTCAAATGCAGCACCACCTTCTTTTCCAATATTAATTAAAGAAAATTTTAATTTAGTAGCATTTAATTCTGCCTCTTGGAAAGCCTTTATGGATTCTTTACCGAAATTAATTACTTCGGTAACAGCAAATGCAGCTATAATACCTTTTCCCAATTCCTTAAATTGGTCGTCAAGGCTTTGTCCTATCTTTCCAATTGATGAAAGACTATTAGATGTTTCTTTTCCCGCCTTCTTTGCGGTCTCTCCAGTCTTATTAAGTTGTTTTTCTAGTTCAGTTAGCTTGGCCTTTAGGTTGCCTAACTCAACTTTATATTCAACTACTATTTGTTCAGCCATTACTATTTGTTTTGCCTTTGCTTAATTTCAATCGCGGAAATAAAATTATCAAATTTTAATAAGTAATCTTCTACGGATAACTTCTTTATAGTGTTATACTCCGATATATTCCCTTCGGCCATTAGCATCATTTCTGACTTTTGCTGGTTGCGGAAGTTTTCAATTCGCTTTCTTGCTGATATATTTTCAGACTTTCCAGAAGGGCCTTTTGTTGCAATTCCGATTCTGCCCAATATAATTTCCATTCGCTTTCGGACATCTTCAATAAATGCCAGAGTTTGCTCAATTCGGGTAGCTGAAAAAAAAACAAAGGATTCGTTTTTGTATCGATTAAGAATTGGTCTACCTTCTCCATATGAATGTCATTATCGAAATCAGTTATCGATTCATCCTCCCTTACCAATTGAACTGAGATAAAGTTAATCAGTAACTCATGATGTAATACCATCCCCTTGCGCTCTCTTATCTGATAGAGTATACTTCCTACCTTCGCCGCATTCTTCGGGTTACCTAGGCCATCGAATACCGCCTTATCAGCGACATCTATTAGCTTATCTAACTCCACTCCAGTAAGACCCGCAGACATCCACATGATGTACTCCTGTAACTTACCGAATCGAAGAACAGGCATCGACATATTCTTTCCGAACCCATAGTATTTTTTTCCGTTAGAATCGGTCATCCTATATTCCAATTCGGCAAACCCAACGGGCTTTCCTTGCTCTGAAACATAGAACTTTAATAGGTCTTTCTTGAAGTATTTCCAAAGGTATTTCGCAATCATTGATTCAATTTATAATTAAGGTAAGCGCAACTAGTACAAGATATTATCCATTCGGGTAATGTCTGAAAGGATATAGGTGAAATTTGAATGTATTTAAGCAAGATAAATATTATCGTCCCCCAAAAAGATGAATAACATATAACGCAACCGATTACGGGTTTCAATCCGTTTTTAATAAAATAGTTATAAAAGTTAGGCTTTACTGGCGCCTCCTCCTCTTTCGTTTCAAATCCAGCGGACCGCCTGTTACTTATGCTCTTTTGGTAATTGTTCCATTGCTCAATCACACTATAAGAATGATTATACCACTTTCCAAGTCCCTCGAATATCATTTCTTCCCAAAATAGTATACTCATTCCTTGACAGAATAAAGACATGATAAGAATGGTGAGTAGGATATTAACGAGTTGCATTAGATGGTTTCGATGGTATAGTAAGGAAATTCGACTTGCTCACCGTTGCAATCCTTTACATCGGTGAACCTTAGAGCCAAGCAATAATATGAGTCACCAATGACAGGATAAGAATCGTTTATCATTGTAATCTCAAGGTTATCTTGAATGTTATCCTCGGCCAAAGTAATCCATAACTCGTATGAATGGAATGGCATAAATCCGCAATCGTTAGTAAATGAAACGTCTCCCGAAGAATCGGAGGTTTCAGCAATTAACAAAAGTTTTTCCGTGGATATGTCTTTGATGAAAATATTAACATCATGATTAATCAGCCCTATATTTCCAATCGTAATGATTTGAGAACATCTAGGAATCAGCGAGGTTTTTTGGCATGGAACGCAAATAGACATCTTTATATTTTTTCCGCAATATAATCATTTTTTGCGTAAAATAATAATTAATTTATCTCTGCAACCAAAAATAACCTCTCATGTACGTTATTAATTTGCTCACCAAATTGTCCCGAAAATCTAATACTATATCCGTTATCAATGAATAATGCCTCTAGTTCGGATGAACTATAGTGATGGGCAACCGTTGTATCTGGTTTGTAGTTGTCTTTACTTTGAAGATTGAGCCAATCAATATTAGGCGTAATGATAACAACCTTACCTTGAGGTAGCAAGAAGTCATCCTTTAACTTCTCCAAAGGCGGGAAGTCGATGTGAGCAAAGGAATGCATAAAGTATATGCTTTGGACCTTAAAGAATATTTCAGTACGAAAAAAGAACTTATCTCCCTCATAATAGTCCTCAGTAACATCGAATCCATAGACATTGGATTTGAAGTTTGAACGGATATGCTCCATTGCGGCGCCAGTCCCACATCCGTAATCAATTATCGATTCATCCTCCTTGGGGTCTAGCAATTGAGTAAGGAATAATAGTTCGTTCCTGTATTTATCTGTCGAATTAAATTGCTTTAGTTTGTCTTTATAGTTTAACATAATATATCCTCATTTATTTTTTTTCCTGTTGAAACGTAAGAATGATTTTTAACCACCCAATCCCTAGTTATATTTTGAAGTTCAACGATTTGGTCTAGTCTCATATTGATTAACCGATTCATTTCTCTATTAAACTCCTCAGCATCATGGACTAATATAAACGGGCAATATCCGTAAGTCTTCTCATATACCGATTTAGATAGGTTCATTGTAACGACAATCTTACCCATTGCCGCCGCCTCTAGGGCCGTTATCCCGAAACTTCCATATACCTCCCCATTCAAGGTAGTATTGAATAGTTCGATATAAATGTCGCAATCCTTTAACCGATTAGTTTGAGATTCAAAGTCTACCCGTTCAATTGATGAACGGAAAGACCATCTATCTTTCTTGGAGACCTTGTCCATCATAGTAATTATTTCAGAGGTTCCCTTTACTTCTGGATTCGATGGGTAATGGGCTATCTGGTAAGGAATTGATACTTCCTTGTTCGATGGTAATATCGAATCGGTATCTACCGCCCCGACAATATAATGCTCATTCTTGGCTCCTAGATTCGAGAATTCTCCCAAGGCTATTACCGATTTATGAACGAAAGGATTAAAGGTTCTCAAGTATTCTTCTTTATTGGCCCTAAAGTCGCTAGATGCATACCATACTATTAATCTCTTTCCTCTCAAGTATCTCTCTATAGTCTTATAAAGGGATATTGAAAAGAAATATTGAATGTAATCCGCGCTCCTTATCTCCCTTATTATTTCGTGAATAGATGAAACCTTACCTTGTTCTGGATAATTGAATTGATGGGGCTTTAATTTCAAACATACAACTTCCACTCCAACAGACTTCAAGGCCTTAGCATTCTCATAGCTGAAATTCGCCCAATCGTTATCGCAAATGTTAAGTACCTTTATTTTCCTCGGCTCCCTATTGATGTGTCTGGATAGCATGGTTTCCCTATCTATTAAGTTCTTTTGGTTTTTGTTTTCGTTAATTCTGGATAAATGCATTGAGTCTGGATTCTGACGATATTGCCAAGTTGGTGTCCTGTTGTATATGAATACATTACCCTCCCCTTTATATATCCTTAGCCATAGGTCCCAGTAGGCATAGTTGTTTAAGTCCGTATTAAAAGGCATATACCTATTCAATAGTTTGGTCGAAATGAGCGCGCAATCACTAACGAAGTTGCCTTGAAGATGTCTTTTATAGTTGTAGTCGTTAAATCGAATGGTATCTAATATTGCTCCAACGGTATTGATATTGTTATAAGCCGAATAACAGACTTGCCTATTGAACCTCATACAAGTATCGATTTCCTTCCTAATCTTGAATGGATACGCAAGGTCATTGGACGAGGCAAAGCAAAACCAATCCCCCGTTATATGTTTTAACGCGTTGTTTAATTGAAGAAAGGAACCAAGGGGACTCTTGCCAGGATGGTCCTTTCTTTTCATTATTTCCAACTTTACTTCGGGATACTTTTCCTTTATTAGTTCTACATTCACATCGTCCTCAATGGTCGATATAATGAGTTCAATTTCACAACCCTCTTGACTTAGGTATGATTCAATAGCTGGAATAAGGTATTCAATCTTCTCATTGAATGTATTCATTATAATGCTCGCCTTAACCATTACTTCTTATACCATCCCTTCTGGCTCTTCAAAATCCAATCCATCATAAATGTATTTACAAAATATCTGAATCCGTCAATATGGTCAGCCTGTTGGGCAAGGTCATTCCTTTGCTTCTTTATGATAGTACCAAAGGCATCGCATTGAACTACCCTCATATCCCTACAAGTATCTGGACAAGTCTGAGGGTTAATCTTGAAGTCTGGAAAGTTAGCGAGAAAGTAATTGCAATCCGCCCTAGAGTTTGAATGCTTAGGGTTTGATACTAAAACCAATTGACTATCTCTTAGTTTTAATCCTCGTTGTAATTGGGTATATAATGAGGCATTATCGGATTGAGATAATTGCCTAGCATTACCGTTATAATCTCCCGTCATTTTTATAGTGGACAAATAGTTACCATAACGGCTCTTTATTAATTCAATCATTGCGGGGATGCTACCATGCTCAATACTCGCCTCGCTAACTTGGTGAGCATGGAGACCATTTTCATCTTGCCATGTCTGATAGACGTTAAGGGCAAATGGGTTAAGGTTAAAGTCGATAGATAGGTATGTCTGACGGCTCGGCATTAGGAATGTTTCGGTTGACTCATGCTTAGTGGCATCGTATTCGGATGCAAACGGATTAAGGATATCCCTCTCGGCCTCCCAATCTCCGTCAAGTAGTCTAGCCTTGTCGTAGTATGATAACTTAGATAGCTGAGTAATAACTAACTCCTTCATGGCCTCGTCTGGATTATCAGTAGCTAAGGCCTTGACGAATATTTGGTACTTCTTTAGTTCGACGGGTTTCCCCTTGTTAATGATGAACTTATCCTTTACCCATCCTGGCGACGGGTTACAGGTCATTAGTAACTTAGGAACTATTCCATACTTATCCAAATTCCATCGAATACGAGAACCAACGATATCGACTACCTTCTCAGTTACCTCTGGAACCTCGTCTATAAATGCATCGGTATATTCCGTGGACCCAAGGCTTATAAAGTCGGGGTCAGATGGATATAAGAATAAGTCTTTAAGGATTGTCTGGCTACCATTTGACCAGTTGATGGTATGCTTCTGCGAGTTGTAATTGAAGTGAACTCCTTGCCTATAGCCCATTTCGTTAGCTACCTTGAATAGCGTAATCAAAGTGGATTGCTCTAGATTTGCAATCTTAGACCGACCTATAAGACCTCGACTTCCCGCGTACTTCATCCGTCTATATATATGCCAGATACATCCTAGGTATGACTTACCGCCAAATGCGGCTCCGCCATACAATACCTCTGAATGTTCATTATCTTCTAAATAGTGCCATGCATCGGATTGTTTTTGCGACAAACTTAAACTCACTCCGATTTCGGCATTATATTTATCACAGGCTGAATGAACTTATCTCCTCCCGTGGTAATGTCTGTCGATTCTTTGAGTCCTAGGTCCCTCGCTATTATGTTCGGATTTAAGAACCCAGCGGCAGCCCCTTGGAATTTTTGATGGTAAATGGATTCCTTAATGCGCGTGATGACTGAGGAGAAATCTTTATTAATTTGCAAGGATTTATCCTTCAAAGAATTCTCGAAATCGTTCAAATATTGAATATTAACTCCTAGATAAAGGCATAGACCTTGAATAGTAAATGCCCTCATTTTAGGGATTTGAACCTTTAAGGCATCCTTACCTTTATAGTCTATTTCGATTAGTGGATTATCTACGGACCATTGGAAGTATTCTTCCGCTGCATCCCAGAGTAACTCTGGACTCTGAAATAGTTTATCTCTTCCGTGTTTGGACCTTAATTTCCAAAATTCATTTCCTGTAGGCGCTCCCATTATTTAAGTATTAAAAAAAAGATTAAAGCCCAAAAAACTATTAAAACTATAGTTACTATAAGGCATCCTTTCTTTGAATCGGACATTTCTTTTTTTGTTTTTCGGCTGAAATATACGGAATTATATGAATAATTCCTATTTCTTTATTTTAGGACGTAAGCAATTCACTGATTTGTAATAAGTTAAGTAAATAATATTTATTTTGGACGATTTGGATTTGCATTTTATTTATCTAAATACCATATTATCAGCTACTTATTAAATGTGGACGTATGGACGTAGAAAAACTCCTTTTTTTTTTAGAAAGTAGAACAAGCCCCTTTTTTCATTGTTTTGCTTTTCAAATAATCTTTTACTTTTCTTACGTCCATAAGTCCTAATTAACATTAAAATTATATATATAACTAATAATCAATATATTACAACTTCAAAAAAGTGGACGTAGAGTCGTAAAAAACGTAAAGTCACATAAGTCCATAAGTCCAAGTCCTATATTTATTGGGATTGAGCCATGTCGGACGTCAATCCGCTGTTTTTATTTTGGACTCACTACGTCCATATTTTGACATTTTAGGTCAAAAAGTCGAAAATACATGAAAAAAATTAATACATACTTTTTTATTTTTTAAATTGGTTTTTTACCCCAAAAAGTACCGATTTGGACGTAGTGAGGCAAAAAAGTACAAATTTAGGACGTAGCGAAAAATCCTTACGTCCACATATATTTTTTCGAAAGAGTATCAATTTCGAAATAAGTTTGTATTTTTGCGTCATGACTAAGTTAATTAATGCCAATAATGATTCCAAAAGATATTTCTAACTCCCTTCCCGTAATTTCGCACCAATTCATATTGGCGGACTTAGTCATCCGTGAAATTATGGGAGGGGGTTTTTAATTTAATAATATGAACCATAAACTATTATTACCAGAATTAAGCACTTATGGCTATTCCTTCGATTCTCTCTTGGAGGAAAGTGTTAATGGGTTGGATTATTTGAGTAACACGATTTTGGAGCAAAAACTATACTCTCATGCTATGGCTCCATCTTCAAGTAAGAGGGCAGAATGTGAGACGTTGCAAGATGTTATTTCAATTCTTTCTGGATTAATTGAGTCGATTCAGTCGGTATATCCAGAAATAAAGATTTTGGAAAATGTAAAGAAGGTAAGACAGGATAGTCATGGAGCAATGGGAACAAAATATACTTTAACGATGGTATATGATTTGGGTAATCATAACCCAGACTATAAGATAATTCCATTTTTGGTTAAAGGAATAAAAATCCCTACCTTATGATAGCTGCATTCGAGAAGAATAAGGGATTAAAAAAGTCTCAAGAACAACGGTTTGAGGAGACAAGTAATGATCCTAAGTTTTGGAAGTATATAGTTCGGCCAAGAACCAGAGAAATAATTATTTCGGTTGTTTATTTCGACCTTAAAAAGTGGTTACATGAGCAAGGATATTGGAGGTATATATATGCGAGGGATAAATGGATAATTATTTCGATAAAAAATAATATAGTAACGGAGGTCTATGGGAAGGATTTAAAAAAGGCCGTCATGGATTACATTCTAGATTACGACTATTCGGGAACCCCAATTAACGGGAACATGGTATTCGAGGAATTTGCTGGTAAGGAAAGCAAAATATTTTCCGATGGCATCTTCGAGATTATGGACGAAAAGGAAGTTAATTGGAACAGGGATACGGAATTCAGCGCCTACTATTACTTTAAGAATAAATGCGTCATTGTAACGAAGGATAACTATAAGTTGATAAACTATTCTGACTTGCCTGGTATGCTATGGGATACTCAAGTTATTCAAAGGGATATATCAATTATAGAGGACTACGAAAAGAACGATTTTTGTAAGTTTATCAAAAACGTATGCGGCTCCAAGGAGGATAATATTAATGCATTTGGAACTACGTTTGGGTATATGCTCCACGGATATAAGGATTGCTCCTATCTTCCAGCGGTAATATTAACGGATGAGATAGTTTCCGATGACCCAAATGGCGGAAGTGGCAAGGGTATTATAATTAAGGCTATTTCAAACTTTAAGAAGGTCGTTGAAATTGATGGTAAGAACTTTGACTTTGCGAGGTCCTTTGCCTTCCAGCGTGTTAATTTAGATACTCAGATTATCGCGTTTCAAGATGTCCAGAGTAAGTTCGATTTTGAGAAATTGTTTTCCATAATTTCTGAGGGCATTAGTGTTGAAAAAAAGAATAAGGATGAATTCTCTATTCCATTTTCCGAAAGTCCAAAGATAATGCTAACGACTAACTATGTCATTAAAGGAACAGGAAGTAGCCACGAACGTCGTAAAATAGAGTTAGAACTATGTAACTACTACCATGCTGGATTTAGCCCAAAGGATGACTTTGGCCGAAGACTATTCGACGGCTGGAGTGATGACGATTGGAATAGGTTCTATAACTATATGTTTGATTGCGTTCGGGCCTATCTTCAATTCGGAGTTATTGCGGCATCTGTTGGGAATTTGCCATATAAAAAGGCTATATCTGGAACTAGTAAAGACTTTATAGAATGGAGTGAGGAGAACTTAGAGGTCGATAATGAATACAATAAAAAGTATTTGTTTGACGATTTCATTAACAAATATCAAGATTTTAGTAAGTTAAAGCAAAGAAGTTTTAGCGTATGGCTTGAAAGATATGGCATATATAAAGGATGGGTCGTTACTACTAGGAAGTCGGGTCCAGATAGATTTATTAATTTCTCAAAACAATGAAAGCAATAGACATACTAAAGGAGTTATCTATGGAGGCGAAACGGATGGCAAATCCAAACTTTCCCGCTAACTATTTACCAGCTACTAAGTATTCAGATAGTACGGCCAATGGCCTTACCAAATGTATTAAGGACTTTCTTAACCTATCTGGACACCAAGCCGAGAGGATTAATACGATGGGAGTATTCGTTAAGGGTACTTCGAAGAACCATGGACATCTAGCAAATGAGGTTAATAATGGGAAGTACATCCCAACGACAGGAACCAAAGGCTCCGCGGACATATCTGCCACCATACTTGGAAGGTCCGTTAAGATAGAGGTTAAGATGAATGACGCGCAGAGTACGGCTCAAAAGGAATATCAATTGGCCATAGAAAAGGCGCATGGAGTTTACAAGATATTCCGAAATTTTGAGGACTTTTACGAATGGTATATAATTTACATAAAATCAATTAAATAAATAACTAAAAAAAAAAAAATCATGACAAACACAATCACAGGAACCTTAAAGGTTAAAGGAGAAGTTATTAACGTATCCGAAAAATTCAAGAAGAGAGAATTCGTTATTGCCGAGAATTCTGGAACCTATATCCAATACATTAGCATTCAACTAACTGGAGATAGATGCAGCCTATTGGATTCCGTAGAGGTAGGCCAAGAAATAACCGTTCACATTAACCTAAGAGGTCGCGAATGGGAAAGCCCAACAGGAGAGATAAAATACTTTAACTCTATTGAGGCTTGGAAAATTGACGGCATTACGAAGACTGAGGCAAGTACAGGCAATGCTATTGATGACTTCATGGGCAAGGATGATACAAGTAATGTATTACCCTTCTAATGGCAAGTATTGAGGAATTAGCGAAACAAGTGGAGGTGCAATGCGCCTCCCTTGATTCCTACCATCTGCTGGAAGAGCAATGGCGTAAGGATAGGGTAAAATTAGAATCGAAAATTGATAGTCTGACAAAGATTAATGAGGTATTAATTAAGTTAAGAGATATTGAAGATTTTAATCTATTACAAGAAAAATGGAGGAAAAGAGAGACCGAGTTAGAATTAAAAGTCGATAGTATTACGAAGATTAACGACGCATTGATTAAGTTAGGAGATAGGCTACAAGACATCATAGAAAAGAAATGATAACCACATTTAACTTAACCCCTATCGATTGCGATAGGGTTGGATATTGGTCCTATTGCGATAGGATTAATATACAGGCATTACTTTTAAATTTCAAGTTACCTCATTTATTCGATGTAACTTTTGTTTTTCCGATGCCTAATTCGTGGGATAAAGAAAAAAAATCTATCATGGATGGACAAATTCATGAGGTTGGTCCAAACATTAATCGACTTTATAAAGGCTTTTTGGATGCCTTTTTTGACAAAGATAATTGCATTTATTACGCATCACCTCGTAAAATATGGGGTTTTTCTGGCAAAATAATTGTAAAAAGCGCATAAAAAAATAACTTTTCTTGGTTTTTTTAACTAATAATATTGCTGATTTACAGCTACTTATATTATTTTAAAATTTATTTTTGTGTTCATGTCGGAAGTATGTATTATGTACATACATTTACAGAATCAAAATAACAATATATTTAAACAATTAAAAAAAAGCGACACAATGAAAAAGCAAATCAAATTAACCGAAGAACACAATAAAGCATTAGTTTTAATAAATGAAGCCATAGAGTTTGGAGCCGATATATGGTCTCATCCAAAAGGCGCAAGAGGAGGAAAAAATGACCTTGATAATTGCTGCGAATATTGCGGTAAATTTTCAAAGGATGGTGATGGTGATAGTTTTCAAATTTTAACCTCTGGGATAATTATACCTAATTCAATTGACGAATTATTAGTATGGGACTTATATAATGCTAAATTAATTTATGACCAACCGCAAGGAAGTTTTTCCATCGGTAGCACTTGCGCTAAAAATTTGCTCAAAAATAAATTATCATTATACAAATAGTAATTAACCAACTAAGGGGAGCAGCATCCTGTCAACTGCATTAACATTTAAAAAACTTAAAAAAATGGCATCATACAGAAAAGTAGAATTCGAAATGGCAAGAGGTAACGGCTACGGCCAGTATCTAATTATTGGAACCTATGGAGGTAAAGACATCACCGTTCATACAACTAACTCCGAGGCCTTTGACTGGATAAATGACGATAGTAATCCAGCAATGAACAAATCCGCGCGTAAATTCTGCTACGATAAGATAGTTTATGCAGCTAGAAGAGAAGATAATTCTTTGTAATTGGCTGATAATTAGGATAAAAAAAATATTTTTATTGTTTTGTCGAGAATATGTATTATGTATGTATTTTTACAGAATCAAAATAACAATATAAAAAAATAGAAAATGAAAATCGAAATCGGAAAAAAAGTAATCGGAAAATCTGGCCAAGGAGTAATCACTAAAATAATTACTAAGTCTACTGGCTACGTTGAGGTTGATTATAATGGCTTTTCAAAAAAAGAAATGGCCTTTAATCTTACCGATGAAAATGGAATAGCTTTAAAATCGGCTCCTAAAAAATCGGCTCCTAAAGTATCTACGATTGATGATAAAATTCAAAATGCAAAAAACATCCTGTTATCAGTTAATGACAGATGGAATAGCAATTCGACTTATAAATTGGCTTGCGATATTTTTGGAAAAGTTCAATCTAATGGAAATGATTTTATCGAATCTCTTTTGAATTCATTTTTTACAAAGAATTTTCTATCCGAAAAACAAGCATATTTTTTAGCAAAATTTACCATAGAAACTAATCAATTTTAATATTAACATTTTTAAAAACCAAAACCATTGAAAGAATTAAAAACAAGACCAGGCATTACCATGTTCCCTTCTACTATTAGAAGAGGCAAAAAGGCGGCTAAAAAATTAGGACTATCTTTTAGCGCATATCTCGAACTTTTAATAAACCAATCCAAATGAAAGACTTAATCACTCCTAACAAGATTCCATTTTTCTGTAAAAACGGAGTCCATGCCTACAAGATTTTCTCCGAAGAGCAATGCATTCAAGTATGCTACTATGAGTTCACAACTAAGAGTATTCTAGTCGCTGCATCCAGTCTTGCAACCCTTAGCCCATGCGAAGAAATCGAAGAGGCGGAATTTATTAAAATATTCTTAAATGTCGCACAAGGTTTACTAAAGAACATACTATGAAAATTTACCAAGTGGGTAGCTATGCGCTAACCGTAATCGATGCCAGAATTACTTCCTTCGAATTAGTAGAGACAGGAGGAGGTATAGTACCTAAGATAGGCGAGTTATTTTATTGCTATTTCATGAAGGTCGGAATTAGACCTGTTGACATCACTCCAGAATTAATCAAAGAGGATACCATCTATTCAATCGATAAGATGGATGTCAAGGGATGGAAATCTTTATTTGCGAATCCATGCCGAAGATAATTATTTTAAAAAAAAAAGTTTTAGAATCAAAAATACACTATATTTGCAGAGTTAATTTTTATCGGCCACATGAAAAATCAGACAAAAATCCAAAGCCCTATCTTCATCCCTTGCAATTCGTGGCCGAGTTGTAATGGAGGTTGTATAGGGCTTTATAATTTAAAATAAAATGAAATTACAAAAAGCAACAAGAAAGCAAGTTAAGCTAAGACTTAACTTATCGGCCCCATCTGGAGCGGGAAAAACATTTTCAGCCTTACTAATGGCATATGGCATTACTGGTGATTGGAAAAAAATCGCGGTAATTGATACCGAAAATGGCTCCGCATCCCTCTATTCTCACCTAGGAGAATTCCAGACATTGAACCTTGAGGCTCCTTATACTCCAGAGCGCTACATAGAGGCTATACAATGCTGTCAAGACGCGGAAATGGAAGTAATCATAATCGATTCATCCAGCCACGAATGGAGTGGGGCGGGAGGATGTATTGAGATTAACGAAAAGTTAGCACAATTGAAGTATAAGGGTAATACTTGGTCAGCATGGAACGAGACTACTCCGAGACATGATGCGTTCATTCAAAAGGTATTACAATGCGATGTTCATGTAATTACTTGTACTAGGTCTAAGATGGAGACGGTAATGGGAGAAGGTAAGAAAGTTCACAAGGTAGGAATGAAAGACATCCAGAGAGATGGTTGGGAGTATGAGTTGACGGTTTCTTTGTCAATTGATAGGGATACTCATATGGCTACTCCTAGCAAGGATAGAACTGGACTATTCGAAGGTAATGATTCCTTTATAATTACCCAAGATACAGGCAAGAGGATAATCGAATGGTGCAATTCTGGTAAGTCTATTGAAGAGTCCAAGGTAGAGGAGGAGATAGAGTTCAAGAAAAGATATGATTCTGGCCTTGAACTAGCACTATCAGAATGTAATATTTCTAAGGATTTGATTTCATTAACCGCGGTATGGAATAGTTTTAAAATGTATCAAAAGGATGAATTATTTCTTTCAACGATAAAAGAAAAAAAAGTATTTCTAACCTTTACTAATCCCGCAGAAAATGTCGCTTAATTTATATCAAATCGAAAACGAGTATAGGTCCATTGCTCAACGTCTTATGGATGCAGATGGCGAACTAACTCCAGACCTTGAAGAGTCCTTATCCATCAATAAAGAACAATTGCAAGTAAAGTCTCAAGGCTATGCGATGGTAATTAAGGAGGCAGAAGCAGAGTTAAGTATTATTGATAGCGAAATAAGCCGATTAGCTGACCTTCAAAACAAAAGGCACTCTATGATATCAAAGTTAAAAGAGCGTGTCTTTAATGCGATGGATTTGTACGAGATAAGCGAAATAGTTACTCCATTGATAAAGATTTCATTTCGAAAATCTGAATCGGTAGAGATTGATAATATAGACTTAATTCCTAACGAATATAAAGTAATTCCAGAGGCGAAACCTAGGGCGGATAAGAAGGCCATAAAAGACGCGATTAAAAATGGAATCGATATTCAAGGAGCATACATCCAGCAAAATAAATCCTTACAAATTAAATAAATTACATGGTATCCGAATGGGCAAAAATACTTGCTCATTCGGCTGCCTAAAAAAAAGGCCATGAAAATAAAATACGAAATAGAAATAAATGAGGAAATATTCGAGGTAGAATTCGAGTCCTTTCCCGAAAAATTATGCGACGGCATTGGTTCCTATGAATTCTGGGGTACTAAAGGATTCGATAAAGGCCGCAGCTATATCAGCATTGAAAACTCGGAGCCTACTTGGGATAAGTCGTTATATTCTGAGGTTCAAAACAATATCATAGAGCAGATATCTAAATCCAAGGACCTATCGGATTGTTTCATTGAACAATATATCAATCATTAAAATGGAAACTCCAGTATCGAAATTAGCCATTGCTGCGGAAAGCGGAATTATTACCTCCTCTCCAGAATTATGGAATGAATGGAAAAGGACCATGGAGGAAAGATTTGCCATCGAGATAAAGTGGGCCTATAGGGCTGGTCAAAAATATCCAGACGTAACCGAGGAGCAATATTTTGAAAGTAATTTTGGAAAAATAAATGAAATCCCCACTATCTGACAGGACAAGTGCCTGTGATGGAGGTGCGTTGGCAATAATTACTAACTAAAACAAATAAAATAAAATGGAAAAAGAGTATCAGGATTTTTTAAACGCAAAACAGAAAGCACATATTCTATCGGGATTTGATGTTGAATTAAACGACTTAAATAAGTCAATGTTTGACTTTCAAAAGTTCATTGTTAAAAGGGCTTTGAAAGCTGGCAAGTATGCAATATTTGCTGATTGTGGACTTGGCAAAACTTTGATGCAACTTGAATGGGCTAACAGAGTGAACAAAGAAACGAACAGACCTGTATTGATACTTGCTCCGCTTGCAGTTGCAGGACAAACAATAAAAGAGGGTGCGAAATTTCACATTGATATTTGCCGTTACGATGGCAGTAATGCACCAATACAAATTAGCAACTATGAGCAACTTGAAAACATTGATTGCAGTTTGTTTTCTGGAATTGTTTTAGATGAAAGTTCAATACTGAAAAACTTTGAGGGAGCAACAAAGAAACTGATTTTAGATTTGTTTGCTAAAACGCCATACAAACTTGCTTGCACAGCAACACCAAGCCCAAACGACCCGATGGAATTAGGCAACCATTCAGAGTTTTTAGATGTGATGGGAAGAAATGAAATGCTTGCAATGTATTTTGTTCACGATGGC